AATCTATCACAAGTTCTATTATTATAAATAAACCATTAACTATAAAATTAGGTTATAGTAATATAAATGTTGATTTTGATGTATTAGATTTAAATACTCATTTATTTAATATTGTTAATACAAGTAATGTTGTTATAGAAGGATTAGGAAGATCTCCTAAATCAAATACTCAACCCTCCCCAACTAGTGTAACTATGACTAATATTGGATCTGGTTATCATATATTTGGAACTGGTTCTAATAGTATAACTATTAAAAATTTAGATTTAATAGGTATTCAATCTTCTAATTATGATTTAACAACTGGAGCTGGTGGGGTTTGTTTTTTAGAACCAAATCCTGGAGTGACACAAGCTGGAAATACTGTTAATAATATATCTCTTTCAAATTTATTTATTAGTGGGACTCGAGATCATGGAGTGTATTTTGTTGGAAGCATTTTAAGTTCTGTTGAAAATTGTAGAATATCAAATGCTGGAGGACATGGATTTTTTACAACTGAAGGATCTACATCAACTCAATTCACAAATTGTTACGCCAGTTCAGGTAAATTAGCTGGATTTTGTATCCATAATACATCTTATTCTACATTAGAAAATTGCGCCGCTGAAAATTTTGGAGCTGGATATTGGATAAGAAGTTCATTTAACATATCTCTTATAGGATGTGGAGCTGAATCTAACAAATTATCAGGAGCCTTACCAAATAATGATTTAGGCATTACTTTTGGATCATATACAGTAGATGATTGGTCTACAAGTTTTACATCTTTAATATCAGGATCTAGTTATGTTTTAACTGGAGGTAAAAATATTGTTCTTAATAATCCATATTCTAAAGACCCAGGAGGAGATGGTCCTGCTTATAATGATACTTGTCATTTTACTATAGCGAGTACTAATTCTGGTTCTATGATAATATCTCCTAGATGTGTAAATAGTAATGGTCCAACTTTAAATTATGATATTTTAGTTAAAAACACTAGTGGTGCACCTAGAGATCTCAGTTTAGTGTTTAATCCTGAAATACAAGGTACTGTCACACCAACTAATGTTGGAGAATATATAACAACTACTTATAATCCTGGAACTACAAATACTGTGGTATGTGATGAAGGTATAAACACTGAAATTAAAAGTGGTAATAAATTCTATAATACATTAGCTTTACCAACATTAACATCTAATCCTACAAACATCACATCAGGTTCTATGTATTTTAATCCTAATACTAATATACTATCTGTATATAATGGAACAAGTTGGAAAACCGTTTCATTAAGTTAATTAGAATATATTTATTAGATATTTATAACAAAATCTAATACATGAATATTCCTATATATCCTGGCTCTAGTTCATTTGTCCCTGGAATGACTCCATTTGGATTTTATGACTATGATTATCAATTTCAAATTGATGCTGATAAAGTAGTTACATTTTGTGCTCGACGTTTAGGATATCCTATAATGGAAGTTGAGTTACAAGATTTAAATTTTTACGCAGCTTTTGAAGAAGCAATTACTACATATGGTAATGAAGTCTACGCTTATCAAGCGATGGATAATATGTTATCACTAGAGGGTGCACCTGCGGATGTAAGTGTAAATAACGCGCTTATAACACCTAATATGGCAACGATAGTACGCTTGTCACAACAGTATGGTGAAGAAGCTGGAGTAGGAGGAAATGTAACTTATTATAGTGGGTCAATAGCAGTAACAGGAAGTGTTCAAGAATATGACTTAACCCAATGGGCTGTTTCCCAGGGTATATCTGGTAGTATAGAAATCAAAAGAGTGTTTTATTATGAAACACCAGCTGTTAATCAAATGTATGCTCCATATGGTTTAGGAGCATTTGGAGGGTTAGGTGGAGTTCCAGCTGCTGGAGTATATGGAGGTATATATGGTGGAGGATATGGAGGTGGTTATTTAATGATGCCGGTAGCATTTGATGCTGCTGTAGTTCAAGGTATTGAATTAAGTAATACAATCCGTTTATCTGCTTATACTTTTAATATTATAAATAATAAATTAAAAATATTCCCAATACCTACTGATAATGATAGTAGAGGAGGACATATTTGGTTTGAATATATTAAAACATTAGAAAGAATAGATAATAGTATAGCTCAACCATCTGGAGACCCAAACAACCCAGACTACTTAGTAACAAATCCTTCAAACGCCCCATATGTTAATCCAACTTATGCTTTAATTAATTCTATAGGTCGACAATGGATATTTGAATATGCTTTAGCATTATGTAAAGAAATGTTAGGATATGTTAGAGGAAAATACTCAACAGTTCCAATCCCTGAACAAAATCTTACATTAAATCAATCTGATTTACTATCAGCTGCTACAGCTGAAAAACAAGCTTTAATTGAAAGATTAAGAGCTTATCTTGGAGATATGTCTAAAAAATCTCAACTTGAAAGAAGAAAAGATGAAAGTGAGTTTAGAAGACAAGAAATTAATAATGTACCTATGACAATATATATTGGATAATGGCAATATTCGGCTCTGCAAGAGACATATCAATGTTTAGAAAAATTAACAGAGAACTGTTAGGAGATGTTATTACTCAACAAGTAGCTTTTTACAAATATATTTTAGATAAAACTAATGTAAACATGTATGGAGAAGCAACTGGAGGAAGATGGTATGATGGTCCTATATTAATAAATGGATTAATAACAGTTGGTGATAACACTTCACCAACAAATGAATTTGGAGTAGATTTTAATTGGAATATTAGAGTAGCTCTTTTAAGAGATGACTTAGTAGATGCTAACTTACACCCAGAAGTTGGAGATGTTATTTTATATCAAGAAAGTTATTTTGAAATAGATAATACAAATATTAAACAATTCTTCGCTGGTAAAGACCCTGATTATCCATATGAGGCTAATCCTCTTAACCCAGGATTATCTAATTTCGGATATAATGTAAGTGTGATTTGCGAAACTCACTACATACCAGCAGATAGAGTGAATATTATTAAACAAAGATTATAATGGCTAAAGGAAGAAAACCAATACCAAAAACACAAAAAGAAATAAGTGAGTCTTTACAGACCCCTTATGAACCACCAGCTGGTTCACCTGGTTTTATTCCTACTGGTAATCCTAATAACGCTGTTCAACATAATAGAGCTGAGCAAACTTCATTTAAAGATGACTCTGTTAAACCTTTAGTTATAGGTTTAGAAGACTTAGATTGGGCTATAATATATTATTTTCAAAATGTTATTAAACCTTCTGTTATTCAAAATGGAGAAAGAATAGATGTCCCTATTATTTATGGTTCACCTGAAAAATGGAAATCATTTCAAAAAGATGGTTACTATAGAGATTTACAAGGTAGGATAATGGCTCCTCTTATTATGTTTAAAAAGAATAATATTGAAAAAAATAGAAATCTTACAAACAAATTAGATGCTAATAATCCTCACAATATAGCTATTACTGGACAAAAATATAGTAAGCAAAACGCTTACAGTAAATTTAATATATTAAATAATATTAAACCAGAAAAAACGTATTACGCCTCAGTTGTGCCTGATTATTTAACAGTGACATATGATTGTGTAGCATTTACTTATTATGTAGATCAATTAAATAGTATAATTGAAGCAGTACAATATGCTTCAGATGCTTATTGGGGTGACCCAGAACGTTTTAAATTTAGAGCACATATTGATTCATTTCCTATCACTACAGAATTATCTGATAATGGTGAAAGATCTGTAAAGAGTGCTTTTACACTTAAATTATTTGGATATATTATACCAGATGTTGTACAAAAAACTGAAACATTTATAAGTAAATTTTCTAATAAAAATATAATCACAATAACAGCTGAATCAGTTTCTAATATAAATGATTTAAAAAATAACCCTAATTTATAATATTTATAATAAAAATTTATGTCTCAAATAACACCTCCATATAGTTTTACAACTCGTGTTGATTATGGTAATGGATCTCCAAATTACGCTAAAGGATCTGAATTAACTTGGCAAGAATTAGATGAAACTTTAATTTTTTTATCAGGTTCAATAGCTGGAATTCCAACAAGTGTAGCCTCAGTTATAACTGGTCCTTCTGCTTCTATACCTTACCCTCCATCTACTGGTGAAGGAACAGTTTATGTAGTAGCTAGTGATCCTGATCCAAATAAAGATGGAACCTCTTATATATATGATGCTGATACTACCTCATGGTATCCATTCCAATTACAGGTCCCTCTTCCATTTGTAAGAATATTCTCATCATCACTTCAAAGTATAACATCATCTCTTTTAATAAGTGGTAGTGGTGTAACATTTAGTAGTTCATTATTTTGGTCTGGTGCTTCCAGCTTAAATGGATCAACAGGTTATACTATGATGCTAGGAGCTGATGGTAAAATATACATCACAGGCTCTTATGGTGGAGGTGGTGGAGGTGGTGGAGGCACTAATGAAATTAAAGCAGGAGCTGTAGCTCCTTCAAGTTTTTCAGGCACACCTTCTTCCTCAGTTATAACTTTTAATACAGTTATGTCAGATGCTAATTATGGAGTTTCAGTTATAGGAGGAGATGCTAGATCATGGACCATAGATAATAAAACCACATCTGGATTTACAATTAATACTAATAGTACAGTAGCTTTAACAACAAGTGCTAGTTGGATAGCAGCCCCATCAAATAACCCTTAATAAAATTTTATGGCTACATTTTTTACAGATTCAGGAAGTATAAAACATTTACAAACTACATCATCAGCTACTTTATCAGGCTCAGTTTATATTATAGCTCCTGTTGTTATAACTGGATCATTAACCCAAGGTATAACTAACTTAGCTTCAGGTATAGATAGTCACGCTCAAGGTAATTACACTACAGCTTCAGGCAATTATGCTCATAGTGAAGGATCATCTTCATTAGCTAGTGGAAGAGCATCTCATTCTGAAGGTATTAATACAACATCATCGGGTAATTATTCTCATGCTGAGGGGGATCGTACTCAAGCTACAGGGTATGCTTCTCATGCTGAAGGATCTCAAACAGTAGCTTTTGGTACAGGTTCACATGCTGAAGGAAAATTCTCAACATCATCTGGTGATTATTCTCACTCTGAAGGAAACCAAACAGTAGCTATAGGGTATGGTTCACATGCAGAAGGATCTCAAACAGTAGCTTTTGGATCTGGTTCACACGCTGAAGGAGATAGTACTGTAGCATCTGGATCTTACTCTCATGCTGAAGGATTATCAACTACCACTAGAGGTCCATGGAGTCACGCTGAAGGATACGCTACTATAGCTTTTGGGACAGGCTCACATGCAGAAGGTTGGCAATCAGTAGCATCAGGCTCATATTCCCATGCTGAAGGATATCAATCAGTAGCTAGAGGTATTTACTCTCATGCTACAGGATATTTAACACTCGCTAGTGGTTCTGCCTCTTTTACAGCAGGTCAATACAATACAGCATCAGCAAATTACCAAACTGTTATAGGACATTTTAATAGCTCATCAGCTGATCAAAATACAGTTTTTATAATTGGAGGTGGAACATCTACATCACAAAGATCTAATATACTAGAGTGTCGTATAACTGGATCTAATGGAGGTGGAGTACCGGTTCTACCACAGATTCAATCATTTGCGAGTGATGTTTTAGCAGCAGCTGGAGGAGTTCCATTAAACGGGTTATATAGAGATAGTACTGGTATTTTAAAAATAAGAATATCTTAATATGGCTATATTTACATCAGACTCAAGTTCTATAAGTGTTTTAGTAGTAACTAGTTCATTTATAGCTACTTCATCAATTCAATTTGTTACTAATTCATTACGTTTAGATTATGGACTAGGACAAGGAGGATCTATGAGTTTTGCTTCTTTTTACTCAACTTATCCATCTGGATCGCATGCTGAAGGATCAGGGTCATTAGCTTTATCTTATTGGAGTCATGTTGAAGGTGAAAAAAATACTAATAATCTTAATGCTACTCAAATAGCAGTTCATATAGAAGGATTTAACAATACATTAGCCCCAAGATATGGTCATATTGAAGGAGCTAATAATACAGGAGTTAGTTCAATATATTCTTCCCATATTGAAGGAATGAATAATCTTAATAATAATACCTATAGTCATATTGAAGGGTATTTAAATACTAGCAGTAATAACATAGCTAATCAATATAATCATATAGAAGGAGTTAATAATAAAACTTCCGGAAATGTAGGTTCATATCAACATATAGAAGGATTTAATAATATTATTACTCAATCTAGTTATGTTCATGTAGAAGGCTTAAATAATCTTTTTACTAAAACAGGCAATACAAACATCCATATAGAAGGATCAGGATCATATAGTTCTATAACAGGTACTGCTAACGGGTATGGAAATTCACATATTGAAGGTGCTAACCATATGTTACCACCTTACGCTATAAGTTATAACCATATAGAAGGATTTAATAATATATTCTTTTCATCTTCATGGACTAACACTGGAGCTCAAATAGGTCCAGATGGATCCCATATATTAGGAGCTAATAATACAGGTTCAGGAGAAGATGGTTCATTTATTTTTGGTTACAATAATAAAATAATCCCCATAACTTATATAAAAAACGCTGGACCCCCAGTCACTCAATCTTTAGCTAGGGTTTACGCTTCAGGTTTAGGTTTACAAATATATAATACATCATCAAATTATATTCAATTGTTTGGTCATTATAATACAACCTTATTAACAGGTAGTGCTTGGGAAGGATATGGACATATTGTTGTAGGAGGTGGAACAAGTGATGCTAATAAAGCTAATATATTAGAAATATTAATACCTTTTGGTGCTAGCACCTCAATCCCCGCTACTAATTGCCATATTGTTCTTCCTGGAATACAATCATACGCTGGTAACTCTCAAGCTATAGCAGCTGGTGTTCCAATAGGTGGGTTATATAGAGGAAAAAGTGGAACAGACGTAAATACTGTATTTATAGTTACTGGATCTGTGTAATATTTATAAATAAAAATAAATTATGGAAAAAAAAGTTTTAACTCAAGAAGAAATTCAAACCTTAAAAAATTTTAAAGAAGAACAAATTGATATAGTTGCTTTATTAGGTAATGTTGAATTTCAAATTCAATTATTAGATGCTCAAAAACAAAATTTAAAAAAAGAAATTCTAGATCAAATAGAAAAACAAAATAAATATGCTAATCAACTTCAACAAAAATATGGAAGTGGTAATATCGATTTAGAAAAAGGAGAATTTATACCTAACTCATAATTTCGATATTTTTTAGGATATTTATAAATAAAAATAAAACACATTTAAAAACATGGCAGTAGAAACTTTAATATCCCCAGGTGTCTTAGCAAGAGAAAATGATCAATCATTTATAACTGCTGGCCCCATATCTGTAGGAGCAGCTATTATAGGTCCAACAGCAAGAGGACCTGTTGAGAAACCTACAGTAGTAACATCATATAGTGAATTTGTTAATAAATTTGGTAGTATAATTGAAAGTGGTAGTGACACTTACACTTATTTTACATCTATAACAGCTTATAATTATTTTCAAAATGGTGGAAGATCATTACTAGTAGCTAGAGTAGTAAGAAATGCTAACAATTATACTGCCGCAACAGCATCTATTGATACTAGATCTGTAACATCTGGTAAACGCTCTACAGCCAGTATAGCTATATCAGATATTGACAGCACTAGTGGAGCATATACTGCTTACGGTGTGTTTTCAGCTGCTGGAAACAATCCATCAATTAAATATATATTTGTAGCAACTAGTTCAGTTGCTAGTCCTCAGACAGACAATACAGCAGCTAAAATATTTTTCTTCGCTAGTGGATCTACAGCTGCTGCTACTGCTACTAATTTAGCTAATAAAATTAACAACACATCCACTTACCATCCATTATCAGCTTCTGCTAATAGTAATACTGTAGGTATATCTTCATCTATAGATTTAGCTACTACATTTAATGATTCATATATATTAGGATCAGCTTCAGCTTATTTTACAACTCCTATTGGAAGTTATTTTCCTAATATTTCATTTGGTGGAGGAGTAGCTCCAAACTATACTCAATCATTTGTTCTAGAAACTATAGCTGAAGGAGCAATGATGAATAGTTATTCAACAGCTGATTTTCAAGGAGCTTTACCTAGCGGATCTGCTAACAATATAAGATATCAAATTACAAGTGTAGACATTAATACTGGAACTTTTGATATGGTTATTAGAAGAGGTAATGATACTTCTCGTAATATAGATATATTACAAACTTTTACAAATTTATCTCTAGACCCTAAATCTAGCAATTTCATTTCTAGACAAATAGGAGATTCTGTTGAAAATTATAACTCAGCTACAAACCAAATGGTAGTAACAGGTAATTTCCCTAACACTAATCCATATGTTAGAGTTAAAAAAGTTAATACATTAACCCCAGATTATTTAGATAATAATGGATCACCTAAAAGTATTTACACTGGATCTTTACCTCGATTACAAGCGCAAGGTTTTGGAGGAGCATCAGGCGACCCATTTGATAGTAATTTAACAACAGCTGCTAATTTCTATGAAAATATTAGTGCTACTAACACACAAG